GTATACCGGATTGGGCTAAAAATGGGGTCAAGAACCTCGGAGAGAAGGATTGCACTCTGGATGGGATTCTCGATAAAAAGGAATTACACGTCATAGACATCACCTTCTACGATGATACCGATGTGACTGACATGAGTGTGCAAGAGAGATTGAAAATTCTAAGAGGACAGTTCGATAGTTATGAGCAAGTCACCATACCCGGACCACATGATACTAAACTCACGGATGAAGAGGGATTGGAGGATTTGGTCAATAATTTCTTAGACGAGCACAAGACTCTGCTATTGAGAGATGGGAAGAGCACTTACATGAAAGGTGAGAGAAGACATCCCAAATGGGTGCTTCTCAGACCTAACAAGTCAATCAATCTCAAAATATTGGATAAGAGAGGAAAGAAGCCGTTCACTTACAGACTTGGAGCAGGACCATTGATTGATGATGATGGGATAGAAGACAAAACGGTAGAATTTGAAAATGATATCTATCTGGACGTAGGGACAGTCTCAAGCCCAAAGCCATTCGAAGAGGGAGACATCGTAGAGGTGAAAGTTAGTGGGATAAAGCATCAAGAGATAGATGGTAGAGATGTTTACAGTCTTACTCCTATGAAATTGATAGGAGAAGGAGAAGGAGAATCCAGCGTCAGTATGGAAACTCTTGGGATGCTTTCGAAGTCACTCAAGCACCTTCATTTCCCACACGATGTCAAAGTGGTTGATGATAAAGTGGTAGTATTCATACCATACCAAGACGAAGTGTCTTACACATTGGAGAAGTCTCATGGCGGTTTCTGGGTCCATTCTCCTGATACCATTCTCAGTGATATGGGAGGAGGGAACTACAGTATAATGCTGAGTGAGAGTTTGAAACCATTTTGGGGGCAAGTAGTGAGTATGCTTCTAAAGGGTAAGATTGAGAGAGTAGATGACCCCATTCCATCAGAAGATTCACAAGAGGACATAGAAGAAGACTCTGAAGAGTTGGATGATGAGGACTTGTTGCTCAAACCCAAGATGGAAGAGGGGCTTACGCTCATAGAGAGGGCATTGGATTTATTGGAGAAGAATCAATTCGGATTCACAGGTGGAGCAAAGGGTCTAGGGATAGATGTCGGGTCTCTGACAGAGAGTCCTAGAGGTCCTACTCATTTGGAGGGGGAAGAGAGTATGCCAGATTGGGATATGATTGCTCGGCCAACTGAGGATTCCGAAAAGGAATATCCGCATATAAAGCGGCAGCGTAGAAAGAGGAAAGGCTTGCAGTATAGCGATTCTGACGAGAAAGATGACCCTAAAACGTAATATTTTTGGTGTCGCTTCATTAAAGTAGTATGGCGGCCACACTCAGAGCCAGTGTGTTATCCCCTCTTCGAGTCAGTTCAGAACATAAAATCACTCTCATCAAGGGTGGAGACCTCATCGTTGCAGGCTACGCGAGCGTGGAAGTAGTAGACAAGCAAGGGGATAAAATAACCAAAGAAGCGCTCAAAGATGCATTCCAAAAATACATGGGGGACCCGAAATACAGAAACGTGCAATTAGCGCATTCTAACATACAAGTCGGTGAAGTGATTCCAAATTATACAGATAGTGAAGGGAGGTTGTGGAAAAGCGAAGTTGATGATGTCGGGATGTTTGTAGTAGTAGAACTCAGAAACGACATTGAAAAAGCAAAGGAAGTCGCTGCCGAAATCCGAAAAGGAGCATTAAGGGGTTTCAGTATCGGAGGGCAGGCATTCAAACGAGTCAGAAAATCAGACCCAGTGCACGGCGATTACCAAGAAATCAGCAAACTTGAACTACACGAAGTAACAATCTGTGAAAAAGGAATCAATCCAGAAGCAACATTTAGAATATTGAAAGAAGACAAGGTGAATAAAATGACAGAAGAAGACAACAATGTTATGACGCAAATGACTGACGTTCTTGGTCGTTTAGAAGGAAGGCTCGATTCTATGGAGAAAGGACTTCCTTGGTTAGACGGTAAGGACGATAAGAAAAACGGCAATGGCGACGACGATGACAAAGGCAGCGACGATGACAATGGCGATGACAAGAAGGATAAGGATGAAAAGAATCCGTTTGAGAAGAAATCGGAATACTCCGATGTCATATCTTCTGAGTATCTCGATTGGATGGAGACAAGTCTGAAGAGTGCAGGCGTGGACACAATAGCCGCACGCTCACACTTCGATAATGTCTCCAAGGCTAACGCTGGTTCCACCCCTGAGGAATTGGAGCAGAGTCTGCCACAGAGGACTGGTCAAGTTAAGGGTCGAGCGACCGAGAGCGGCAAGCCTTCTACCAATGCTCTATCCGCTTCAGGCCTTTCTGGTAAAGGCGGAGGAGTCAAGAAGGGTAACTTCCTAACTCCAGACCGAGTATCTGAGAGCGATGTTGAGGCTGCATATGAAATCTACAAGGCTGCTGCTCTTGAGCAAGAGTTCAAGGGTGCCTTGGAAAATAATTTCTCATCACGATACGCGCACGAGAGGACTAATGAGGTAACTAAGGCCGAGGCACAGGCCTTCGATGCTCGTGGCCCACTTGCCCAAATCCAGAAGAGTATCGCTGCACTAACTGAGCGCATTGAGAATATCGGAACTCCCGCCGAAATTGGCGAGAATATCCAGAAGAGTAACGAATCCCTCCCAGTGTTCGAGGTCCCCTCAACAGAAGACCTTGCTGAAATGTCGTGGACTGAGGTTCACAATTTAGCGAATAGAGCATTTAGGAGCGACTGAATAAAGGAGTGATGAAGAATGGCAAGAAACTATATTCGAACAGTAACAGACATGGAGCGTTATTATTATGGCGCAGGGAACGCAATGGGTTACACCTACAGTGGTAGTGAATTACTGAAGGCTGACAGCCCAATGCTCTCATCTACTGGTGGGACTTATCAAGCAATTTACGGACGCAAAGTATGGAGTCAGATGAATCAAGAATTCAATGCCTTCAGCATACTGCCCAAGAAACCTTGGGACAGGTCTGGATGGCGAGTCATCACAGACAAGCCTAACTCTGGCTCCGTTCATGGCGGTGTTGCTGAGAATGCAACTCTGCCTGAGACGGTCAAGCCGACTTTCCAGCACGTTGCTGCAAAGCCCAAGACTATCGCCCATTCATTCGACATGAGCGAAGTGGCGATTTTCCTCGCTGACAAGGACGACGGCCTCGGAGACATTCGACAAGTTCTCAAGGAAGAGATGGGCAAGCATCACGCTGAGATGGTGAACTTGATGCTCACTGGCGACATAGACACTGTAGCAGGTAATAACTTGGAATCTCTCGACAGGATTACTTGTGGTGATTCCACCGCAATGACTGCTGGAACCCATTATACGGCTACCAGAGAAGATATCTACAGTATCAACAGAAATGGGGGCGGCAACGGTTGGTCCTACTCTGAGTGCAATGCTGCAACAAGCGGAACTAATCGCACACTGAGTCTTGACCAACTGGATGATTTGTTCCAGAAAGTCTGGGTTCGTGGTGGAAATCCGAAGGTCATTCTGACCGGCTACGATACTCTAATGCGTCTGCAGCAACTATTGCAGAGCCAGCAGAGGTTCATGGAAGAGAAGAGGGTCACCCCCACTTACAACGGTGTGAAGGGTGTTCCGGGTATGGAGGCCGGGTTCATCGTGGCTACTTACAACGGTGTTCCAATCATTCCATCCAAGGACGTTTACAACTCTGATGGAATCAGCAGGATGTATTACCTAGACACAGATTACTTATACTTCAGCACAGCGATACCGACACAATATTTCGAGTCGGGCATCGAGACTGGAGACCCATTCGCCATCAACAGACTGGGTCAGGAAGGACTCTACCGAACAATGGGAGAGGTCTGGACCACTTTCTTCGGAGGACAAGGAAGTATTCGAGACATCAAGTGATGATGGAGAATTATAGGAGATAGAGGTGAAAAAAAATGGCAGTAACATTTAGTTTAACGACAGGAAGTGGCGGCGTAATGGCCGTAGATTTTGAAATAGATATGTATGCAGGAGCGTTAGAAGGTAGCACGCGCTGGTTAGACGGTGCGGCAGGAGTAGCAGATGCTTACCCCGGCGCTATAACTGGATTCCAAGCAACAAACGACGATACGATAAATACAGCAGGACGAGGGTTGAAACTCGTGATGGGTGTTCTCACTCTAGTGCAGAACGCTAACGTCTTCACAGTTGGTGGAGATGCAGATACCATTCACGGACTGATAATCGGCGGTTCGGGTGTAGCGGGTAAGTCTCTGACTTGCACGACTAACCTCACTACCGGCGGAAGTGCAACGGCCACAATGCTCGCAGAGGGCACATTGGACAACAGAACTCTTTTCATGGCAATAGTCTCTTGAGGTGTATAATTGCCGCAGGTTAGGTTTTTGGGTCCTCATTACGAGACCAGAAGTGCTGGGAAGGACGTTGTCTTTCCAAGGGCCCAATGGGTAGATGTATCTCAAAAGTGGATGGATGATAATCGTTTCCACATGGGTGAGAATTTCGAAATCGAAGGAGATGAGGCTCCTACTCACGATGATGGGGATGGCCTTCCAGATTCTGGATGGCGAAGACCTGATATCATAACGTGGTTAGACGAACAGGGTGTATCTCTGGGTCTGGGTTACAAAACAAAGAGTGCGCTACTTGGTATAGTGGAGCAACATCTAAATCCCCCCGCCCCTGAGCCGATAGTAGAAGTAGTCGAACCTGAAGTAGAAGTAGTCGAGGAAATAGTCGAAGAAGTAATCGAGGAAATAGTCGAAGAACCAGCCAAGGAAGAGGCAGAAAAAACAGAAGAGTGATTAGAAATGGCATTACTAGCAACATTAGCATTTGACGCAAGACCGACAGTATTTGGAAACAAGGCTGTGGTGACTGGAACACTAACTAACTCAGGAGCAACTAGCGGTCACATTGATTTTGCTGACCTTCTAGCGAGCGTAGATACTTTCCTCATCAACGGAGTAGGGGCGACCGCTTTGGCAGCACCCGCCTCATCCATTGACGGAACGTTGGTCTATCTCGCTACGATAACTAGCGGGTCTGGCGGCGACTACCAGTTCATGGCGATAGGTAACCGTTCTTGAAGGCGGTAATCTAAATGGCAGCAACAACATCGTGCACAATACTAGGGCCTTACCCGCCTAAGGATTTCATAGAAGGCGCGAGCAGTGTTACGACAATAGCGGCTGCCGTAGTTACTGCTGCCGGTAATGCCACAATAGTGTCTGCTGACCCGCATACTATTCTTGGTAATGTTTGGATTTTTGTAACAACTACATATGGCACAGGTAGTGCATGAGAGTGAGGGAGATGTGTGGGTTTCGAGTTAAAAACTCTCGATTTTGACGACATCTCTCGTGCTCAAAAAGAGAATGTTAGACTGGCTGAGTCCTTAGGGACAAGCGAGGTATACAACGATTTGAAGCCCTTGGAGGGCGTAATTTCTGAGCAGCGACAGAGAAACAAGGATATAGGCGACGTTCTCAATATTGGCTCTGGCACTCGTTGTAAGCACTGTGGTCTTCTTCATTTCATGTGGAAGAAAGATTGTGGGAGTTGCAAAAGGCCTATGGAATACAACCTCGGCCATCGTGATGAGGGGGCGAGGCTCTAATGCCACAAGTATTCAGTCCGGGTGAAGCAGAGACAAGGCCTCTTGACCCAGATGCCATTGTCTACACCACAGCGCAGAATGTCGCTGACCTACTCGATATAGGACCGCAGGATGCTGTTCTTGTCGCTCAAGACAGCACAGCGAACGCAGTATACGTCACCGGGACGGACTATAGGAACATAGGATTCAGTAAAGATGATATCATTCTTCTCTATTCTGATGCAGACCCCATGGGGACAGAGAGAACAATTACCTCGGTGACAACCAACTCACCCGGTGTCCAATTGAACTTCGCTGTCTCAATCACTCATGCTAACTACCAATTCGCTGACAATGCATATGTCCAGAACACGGCTTCCTTCACTAATGGTAGGACTCGTGGTATGACCAAAGACAAGGTGGAGAAAATAATCAAGAGGATGCAGGACAAGATAGACAACATAACTCATAACTCTTGGAGACCCAATCTAGTTAATGCAGAATACATCAATTTCGATACATACAAACCTTATCGCCGCCGATACTACACTGATTATGTGGGAACCACTCCTCTTCTATACAGAAACGTTCAACAGATTCTTAGATTGGAACTCTGGCAAGGAGACGATTACAGAGAGATAGGTGCTGCAGAATGTAGAGTCATAATAACAGACTATACCAAACTCGCTTCTGATAGCGTATTCCTATCTTCTGGTAACGGATTCTTTGCCAAATTACAAATCGGGACGGGAACAAACCAATGGAGGTCAGACTTCGACAAAATTACTACAGCCCAGAATTTCGCTGACCTAATCAATAAAGAAGACAGAGTCGGTAAGACTGTCGTCAATTTCCTTTCAGACCAAAGTGATTCTACTACTACATTCACTTTAGAAGGTAGCACTTCTGCTGTTGCTGTTCATAACGAGTTCCTCGCCACCGCTAATTCTGATTATGGTAGCGGTGTGGTCAAGATAACTAGTATGCGTTCTACTTCTGCCGGGGAGACTTGCACTATCGCAGTAAGTGATGCTACCAACATAACGGTGAGTGAAACTACCTCAGCGACTGCATATAGCGCATCGGTGAGTTCAACTACAGTGACTCTTGGTTACACTTTCGATGATAATGGAGCCACTACCACTGCATCTAAGACTGCTGGTTTCGTTGAAAAGGGTCTATTACAGGTAGGTAACGAGGTAGTTTCTTACACTGGAAAGACGGCAACGACGCTCCATCCTGATACAGGAGCCGTTACAGCGTGGGGAACTTTCACTGGGTGTGTTAATCTCAGCGGAACTCCTTTAACTACTTTGAACACCACAGGTGTAGAAATCACTCAATACCTTTTGTCAGTTGATTTGCAGGGCGGTAGTGCTTCTGGTGATAGAGGTAGACTGCGAGATTGGTGGATTGACAACGAGATGGGTATCATTTACTTCAACAACTCATACCCGTTCTTCGAGTGGAATGCAATCAAGGTGGCTTACATTTATGGAGAGCGTTATCTTGAGAAAGGTATAGAGGATATGTGCACCAAGATGGTGGCGGTTGATTTACTGATGAGTGATGACCGTAGCGTTCTGATACCAGAAGGAACTCAGAATGTGGACTTGTCTTCCAAAATCCAACTCTACAAAGCAGATGTGGAAAGGACTCTGCCGCGTTACTTGGAGGTGGTCTCCTTTGGCTAAGAAGGATGATTTCGCTGTAGAGACCTTATTTGAAATCAATAAGGGATTCAAAAAGGACGATAACGCACAGAAGGAATTGAGGGCTTTCTTTTCACAGGAACCTGTCTCACTTAGAGCAGTTAAAGAGCGGGAAGAGTTTGAAGAAGCGGGAATAATCCAGAAAGACGGAGTCATGATTGATGAGAATACCCAGCAACCGATAGACTTCGAGAAGGGAAAAGGCGTCTTGAAGATAGTTGAGGAGAGGATGCTCACAGAAGGTAATTCCATGATGAATGAGTTAGGTTTCGAATACGTGGGTATGAAGATTATCAGGAAGGTGAAGGTATGACTGCTACTTGGCTCGAAGGGTTAGACGTATTGATTGATGTCTTAGACACGAATTGGAATCGAGGTAATACCAATAACTACAAGCCTGTAATCATAGATATCGCTGAAATCAGTCCAGAGCGCGGGAAGAGGTTGGATATGAAAAATCGAGATTACGTTTTGGTCTTTGAGACAGCGCACAACGAAGAGACTCCTGAAATGCTCTATGATTTTGTTACGACGCGCATTAATATCACTCTTGATGCTCGGACCATGAGGAGTCGTAAGCACATGCAGAACATGGAGAACGAGGTTCGTAGATGTATTCACATCAAGAGAAAGGGAGATGGCACTAATTTTGACAGGCTTGTATTCAAAACACGTACAGATTTGTCAGATAGGTCCAAAATGTTGTTCAGAACGACCTTCCAAATCGAAGTAGTTATCTTTGCAGAACTTATCCCATGAGGTGAGAGAGAGTCATGCCGTCCACAGTCTACAAGGGTGATTTGTCCGAAATCAGTTTCGGACACGAGTCTGGGATAGTGTTAGAAAACGGTATGGGTTCGAATAATCTGCGTATTGTCGCTCATACCAAAGACTCGATTGCAGATACCAGCGTCATTATTTTCGCAGATGGGGAAGACGGTTTGCCCGTCAATGCAAGTGAGCAGATAATGTTTCCAAAAGGGATGCTGGTAGGCAGTAAGGTGGTCTTCTCTGACCTCGGTGCTGCTTTCAGTTCAGACGACAACTACTCAAAAAGTGGTAGGACTTTCACGATAGTGGCACAATCAGCCACTGAACTCACCCTCACACCAGCATTGAGGACTGCTCACAGTGCTACTGCCAATGTGACTACTGCTACCAATGATGTAGGTAAATTACATATTCTGCCTTACAAGACCCCCACGATGGACATCAACATGGAACATGCTACTAATGCTAATGCTGCAGCAGAATCGGTTCTGACTGACCAATTCGTGGGAGTGGTAGGCACAGTCGCATTACCGGAGACCACAGTGGACTTGAAGAGATTTCATGTAGTGGGTCTTGGTCGTGATGTTGCAATCCAAGTTCCGGGTAGGTTCATCAACACAGGTGGCTCTTTCGAAGCCAACATACACAACGCTCGTTGGTTCTACTACACTCTTGGTCATGAGGTAGTCAAGATGCCGATAGTGACTGCTGTTGCGGCTGTGGATAGCAATGGGGCGCAGGCTGTTGGATATACAGGCGCAATAGCAATCACTGCTGTTCCTGTGGGATTAGACCCCGGAGATGCTATTTTCAATCAATACGGTCAGTATGTAGGTCATATCACTGCTGCGAGCGATAGTGGTGCCGGTAGCACCATTACTTGCAGTGCTGGGATAAAAACGGCTCTTTCTAATAATGATGCTCTTTACTATAGTTCCGCCGCTTTGTGCAATGCCGCTACTGTGGTGAAGACTACAACTACAATCAACCCCGGCGACTCCTTCTTCAAATACACCGGAACTCCTGCTGCTGAACTGACTGGTAATGTGGTTCCGGGTGTGGGGGATTACGTCTGGATTCCAGAGGGTGCTGGGGCTAGTAATGACAATCTTACTGACATAAACGTCCATAGAGAAACTGCAAGTGACGGTGTATGGCCCGTCAATGGCGCTGATAGCATAGTCAGTAGAGCCAACAAGACTGAGATACGGAGGATAGCGGCTATCAAAGACTCCTCGATATGGATAGACGACCCATTCTGTTTTAGTCATGTCAGCGCTTCTGCAATCTTCTTCACCCAGTTCAATGGTGATAACACCAAAGGTAGCCCCCATCTCATTACTACTTCCGGCAGTTCTTCTTATGCTACTTTACAAAATCCGGTGCAGAGGCTCATCTTTTCAAGGTCCACAGTCCCATCTTTCGCTATGGAAGTCAGTATCAGAAGAAACGATACTGCTGATACTGGAACTGATATTACTGAAGATGTCTCTGGAGGTGCTGCTGATACTAAGCAACTCACAAGGCTGTATCGTGGGTGCAAGGTCAAGGACTTCTCTCTCAAGGCAGATACTGATGCTGCTCTAAGAATGACTGTGAATTTCGATGCGGCTCTCTGTTACACGGATACAGGCAGATTGGAAACGAGTAACAAGGGAGACAGATACGACCCGCATAGGCTCTTCGAGGACACTGCTAACACTGAAGCCAACAGGAAGAAGTCAGGAATTGCCAAGAGGACTCAGAAGCCCTTCATGTTTTACAACGGAATCATAACCGTCAAGGGCGTGACGTTGGGGCAAGTAACTAGTTTCACTTTGAAAGGCACTACAGGTGTTCAGCAGTTCTACACAATCACAGGGTCCAACGTGGATAGTGCCGTTACCGACCAAGTTCCCTTTGCTGGCGCTCGTAATCCTACCATTGCTGTTGAAGGTAAGACCACCTATGACTTAGATTTGGAGATAATAGTGGATGACCCCGTTTTCTATCACAATATGAGGAGAGCAGTGGACAACTTTGATGATACTACTACAGATACTACTGATTCAGATATGATTCGTCTCTCTTTCACCAAACAGGGTGGCACTGGGACCAAGGAGTCACTTGACATAATCATAGATGATTACTTCATCACAGAGGCTCCTTTGCCAATACCGGAGGACAAAGGGCCGATTCGAAGTATGCTCAAGATTGCTCCTAAGTCAATGAGAGTTATTGCCACAGATACACTATTCCATTCATGAGGTTAGACTATGTTGCCGGGAGGAAGAATGAGAGCGCGATTCTACAACAGGAACAGCAGAGCAGATTATGTCATGTGGTTAGTTGATAGGATTGGTATAGAGATGGATGAGGAAATGCTCCAACTGGGCTCAAGACATGAGATTGATGCTTTCGCTGAGACTCTGTTACATTATGAGGAAGAAGAAGAGCCAACATGGGTTCAAGCGGCAATAGACGTGACTGGAGTTCATTGGACTGATTCTTCTGATGATGAGGGTATTGTTCTAACAGAACCTGAGCCTGAGCCTGAACCTGAACCTGAGCCTGAACCTGAGCCTGAACCTGAGCCTGAACCTGAGCCTGAACCTGAAGAATTGGTGGACTCTCCATTCATCCTTAATGATTACAATTCGTATACCATACGTGAACTGCAAGATGTATGCAGACAACGAGGTCTTACGATACGTGGAACCAAAGCAGAGGTCGTTCTCAGATTACGACGAGACGATGATGGAATCACAGAAGCACAACCGACAGAAAATGAGACCGAGGCCCCCTTGGAAGAGGCTGCCGAGGAATCATTGGATGCCCCCGTAGATACGGCTGCAACCGAGGAAGTGAATGAAAATGACAGTAGTGGAAAAGAACAAAATATTGACGAAGAAGAATGACCACCAGTATGAGATACGTGCCGACCCGGATAACCCGGACAGCATGCTATTGGTGTGGATAAGAGAGATTTCGTATCTCGATGTCCAGAAAGCCGCGCAGACAATGTTTGTAGTAGGAGGAGAGGGTGTAACGCTTGACCTCGAAGCATACTGGAAGTATGCCTTCACAAACTGGGTAGTGGGGACCGAGCCGGAATTGACTGCAGAAGAAATAACCCAACTCAATGCTTACGTGGGGGAGCAGTTGGCCAATCTCCTCCCTAAACCTGATGAATTAGCAGAGGCCATGTCGGGGGGGTTTACCAAAGCGAACAGTTGAAGGTGCAGCAGTTTCTTCAGAGGAAAACAATAGAATCCCCTGAAGACATCTCGCTGCAACTAGAACTGTTTGCCTATATGGTAGCGAAACACTACGGTGTTTCATTGACGGAAGTGTATCAGATGAGTGAGGAGATTTTCACGCAATCGCTCGTTTGGGCATTGGCTGTAGAGGAAGAGCAAGAGAAGGAAGTCGCTCGTCAGAAATTCGCTGAGAGCACTGATAGTAATGAGATTATCACTTTCGATTACTCGTTCTTAGAACAGGAGGACTTCTGATGGCATTGTCAGGGCTGTTAACCAGTCTCTCTGCAGTGAACTCTTCTACTCAAATCATCAGTGGTGCTATGGAGGGCATTCAAAGCGGAATAAGTAAAGTTGGTGAGTTCTTAGGTAAAATCTGGAGCAAGTTCAGTGGTGCCGCTAAAGAGACATTCGATAAAATAAAGTCTCTATGGGAAGAACATATAGCACCCATTCTTGAGCCTTGGATTGAAAGAGCAAAGACGATTTTGGGAATATTCAAAGACCTTTTCATGGGGTTGGTCGAGAAGATATCTGGAGCCATAGGCTCCATTCCTGAGAAGTTAGGAAATCTCAAAGATGGAATAATCGAGAAACTTAGTGGGGTAAAGGACTTCATACTCGGAATACCGTTTGCTATCAAGGAGGCTATTGGTAAGGCTCTCAAAAATCTGAAAGCCAAAATGGGTGGGATTAAAGACAAACTGCTGAGTCTTAAGGACACTCTGAAAGATGTTATGACGGGTGTTATCGACAAGATAAAAGTGCCTTTCGAATATGTCTGGGCCATCATAAAGAAAATTAAGAATGCAATCAGTAATGTGATAGGAAAAGCGATTGATAAAATATACGGTGGAGGTGGAGGAACGAACACTCAATCCACTACCACTGTGGGCACTGCTATTCAAGGCGGAATCACTCAGAACATGACTATGAACATAGAGATTAGCGGAATGACTGACCGAACTGATAAGAGGTCAGTAGCAAGAGAGATGGGACAACTCATTCAAGAGGAAATGGCTAGAGGAATGGGAGGAACAACGACACAGGGTAGGTATGCATAATGGTGGCGGCTAATGGTGTTCCGATTCGTCTGGTTCAAGAAAATGGCGGTCTAATCGAATTGGATGCCACAAGCATAACTCTCACTACCAGCAGGAAGGCTGGCGGCATGGCAGTCCCGTTCTCTGGTGGACAGAGGTTCGGTTTGGATATGAACATGCAGAAGGCCATTGTAATCGTCCATGGAGTCTTCACTGATGATAAGGAGATAGTGGGAACAGACAGTCTTGCTTCTAGCATAGTTGATTTCACGTCTGTTTATCCTGTCGGCTGGGCTAATGCGACTATTTCATTCATAGATGGTCCTACAAATATAACGAGAAATAATCTCGCAAATCTATTCAATACTCAGAATACTTACGATAGTAGTGGTGATACATACAGTCTCACTATCCTTCGTCTCGCAGCCTCAAATGGGACTAAGTTTACGATATCCTTCAAAAAACTGACAAGCGGGACAGTCACCAATACGACGAATGGGTCGTATGTGATGGGTATCAATCCAGATAGTAGTAGTATAACTGCGACAGTCTTGCGCGATGGCTTCATCAGTCTGATTAATAATGAACCGACGTTGGCCGCTGTATTCACCGCTACTGCTATTGATTCAACGATAAAGCAAGTTGCGGGCGCTGTGAAGATATCACAAGACGTTGCTGGGAAAGCAGGTAACAACGTGACCCCGGATTGGAAGTATTTGGGCGCTGGTTTCAGCGCCCCATACACTTCTGATTTCGTGGGAGGGAGAACCGTGGTAAAGAAATCCGCTGGCGACAAGGCCATGGATTTGTATGGTCTTATGAACAATATGAAGAGGACTGGCGCTGGTAAGATTGTTACTGGTGGCCTCATGGCTCTTACTGGTGGAGTAGCCACTGTTGCACTTGCGAGCACTGGTGTAGGAGTAGTAGGCATAGGAATGACTGGAGGAATAGCGGCTACTGGAGTTGGTATGATGTTAGAAGGCACAGGAATGGGTAGCGATTACATCATAGGTATACAGATTCCATACAATTCCACCATACAGTCAGACGGCAAGACCTATGTCGCTCGTAACTTCATCATGCCTACTGGTTGGGGTAAAAGTCCTACGGATAAGTCTAGTGCAGGGAACACTCTCGTAGCGAGCGCAGACCTGACCAAAGACGGTAACAGAGCAGGGATTAAGGGGGTAGTTCAGAAACTGGATATCACATACGAAGCCGGTGAGAACGTCTATGGTTTCGTGATGAACTTCATCCCAGTAGATAGGTCAATCTGAGGTGAAGCAATGCCAGTAATGAGTCGTTCCAATCACGCTTTCATGTTCGATGGGGTGACTGACAGTATAATCGTCCCACAAGGGGCAATGAGCAGACTAGGCAAGGCAACCACACAGGGGACCAAGAGCGTAGGTAACATACTAGGAGAAGACAACCAAGCAGGCAGTCACGGCAATTTGTCTGGTGCTCTCAACAATCAGTTGTGCATCGAGGCTTGGGTGGTTCCTGACTGTGGTGGCGTTGTAGTAGAGAAGGAAGGGCAGTTCAGATTGAAAATCGGAGATGTTGATACTCCCGGACCTGCTGTATTCGAAGTCTATCTCAATTCTGACAGCGGCACTGTAGTCGAGACTCTCTCTACAGCAAAGTCAGTGACCAGCAGAGGCTACGAGGGAACGGTATACCCTCCAGCAGAGTTCAGAGGAATCCATGATTCCTACAACAGGTATGATGGTTCTTCTGATGATGCAACATCTTTGAACATAGACCACAGGCCGTTGATTCACATTGTGGCTACTGTAAGGTCGAACTCGATAGACCTCTACATCAATGGGGTGTTAATGGTTCAAAAATCCTTGTTGAACAGGAATGTAACCATAGCGAATTACGATTCACATCTGTATGTAGGAGGTAAAGGAGGCAAGTTCAGAGGTGTGATGGAGGCCCTTCATATCAGTAGCGATTTTTCAGAGGAGGCTATTGACAGGTCTGCACCACTCAGGAACGAGAATACGTTATTGCTTTACAGGTTCGAGGAGCCAATCGCTCCTATCTCAGGGACCTACAAGTTCTCTGCCATTGCCAACAACAGCACCACTATGGATGGCGCTACTGTTACCATATCTCAAATCACAATAACCACAACTGATGCTATTACTCTGGCCAAGAAACTGACCGGACTATCAACGGTATCAGGTAACTATGTCTTTTCCAAGGACAGCACTGGGACTCACAAGTATTCGGGTGGGGACTACAAGGTGGTGGATTACCAACAATCAACTGGCACTCCGGTGATGCACAGCATTTCCCACACTCCATACAATCTTCTCATCAATGCTGGGGGCATAGACTTGGACACTCACAAACCGAACGGTAAACCACCAGAGAGGGTCAGACTCCATAACATAAACACAACCACTGGAAACATGCTAGTTTCCAGCATCCATCTTGATTTTCCCAATTCCAGCAATGGGCTTCGTAGCGCCTTACACACCAGAACAACAGGATTGGACAATCACTTCGTAGTAATAGGCGCTGACTTGCTCATCGACAATGCTACAGGAAAGCCATACCAAGACCCTCATTTCTCCACACAGATAATTGACAGGACGGGTCAGATGGTCATTGACGAGAGCCCATTCGCTCAACACGGTTTCGTTTATTCAAGCAACATGGCTAATACCACTGATGACAGTGATAATCCCTTCGCTGTTGTCTGGCCTGCTACGGTTGATACTTCTTTTCAGATAGGACATAGTGGCAGACACATACTCAATCACGTTGATGGGCACGAGTTCCTGAGAATGTTACCAAGAGCGAACGAGGAAATAATTGACCAGAGAATAGACGGGTCTGCTGATTTGATTGATATCATATACGATGTAGGAAGAACGGGAGCAGGCGAACAGATATCAGTGAACAGTCGTGTAGACATCTTCAGAGAACAAGATGTTTTCGAAATCAATAAAGTCGTCAATTCCTCTAGATGTGAGGCGCTCTTCAACAACGGTCTCACCAAGGAGAACAAGGAACTCTTGGCGATAGGTGGAGTTAATTTCGATTACAAGGCTTTCATGCTCAAAGGCCCAGTTCCAGACAATCTGGATAATATCAATGCTGAGACCAGAAGGCATCACTTACGACCAAGTGAGGAGAGTCGGGTAGCCATATTACATGTTCCAGCACTTTCTACTTACGACTTAGCCCCATTCGTCAAAATTTACTACAACGCTATTGATTTGACTGGCGCAAGCATGAGTGGCACTATCCAACCCCTGTTGATGGTGGAAAAGACCGTTCCTGCAGGGACCACAGTGGTCACAGGAACCACTACCATATACGAATTGATAAAAACTGCAGTGACCAGCGCTTCTATCACTGCTACCCTTTATGCTCCCGGAGGTTACATAGAAGCGAGATTCGAAGGTCAGCAATTAGTCGGTAATCTGATACAATCACATTCTCTTGTTGGAGATACGAGTGAAGGCTATGAGTCTGATGACGAGTTGGATGAGAGTCTCACTCCTATCAACTACAAACCACTGACTCCTACAGGTATTACTGTTAGCGGTAATCAGAATGCTGGTGGCGGCAATACGATAACCACAACAGGTAATACAACTGGTAACGTCAATATCGCAGTGGATGATACTATCTACACCTCCAGTCTGGTTTTCGTGGGTATAATAGCATCAATAGGAAATGATATCACATTGGACGAGAATCGAGCAGTTGCCCTAATCAATGGGGAGGAATTGTATGTAGGGGTTCTTGCAAACATAAATCCCAATACTACTCCACAAATCATAACCGCTTCCCATTCACCGAGCACAAGTCATGATTCGGTATTTCATCGTATAGTGATTGATACATTCCATGGAGACAAAAATCAGACTTTGACGGACAAGGGGGAGTTTCACAGAAGGGAGCCTAGCGTGGTCCTCGATTCTCCTTCCAACGGTGAATTCGACAAGGGGGTCACCTCTTCCAATACACATATTCACGAGATGTTCGATATTATTGACAATGGTTCCATCAGTGGTAACAAGGAAGGAATGCGTTTGTTCATACAGCCTTCTGACAGAAGAAGAGTGAATCAACTCGCAAAGATACGTTCTTCCGTTAGTGATGGTGAGGAGGCGAACTTTGTATCACTCATGTATCTCATGTCGAGAGCCAGAGTCCGTTCTGTCAAAGAGTCAGACAAGGAAGGTGAGAACTTCACCTCTGTCCATTGCGTGGGTCTGTCAGAATCCACAGCCAACAGGAACGTGAGCGTGAGAGGTAAAGGCAGCCCGGACTCTCACATAGTCAAGGAGATAGAACCCAATGCGCCTGTCGTCACGGTTACTCTCGGTGGTCCCGGACAAGGGGCTATGGACACCAAACCGACGTTTGACCCCAGTCCGTTAGCACGCTTGCCCTTCTCCACGAGGAGGAACTGTGCTACACTTGGTTACCGAATCACAACTACGACTAATGGTGGTAAAATCTACGTCAAACCACTCAACAACGAAGCAGACGACCTTGCGTCTTGGGGGACTTACGGATTCCCGATGAAGGGCAGAGTCTACTTGGAGGACGGTTCTAATGCTCTTTACGATTCCAAGGACGGAGACGAGTTCGTATTCACTGCTGCTAGCGCTTTTGGCGATGGTAAGTTCTTGTTAGCGAACGGAACCGAGTTCCAAAATTTCTTTCAATGGTTGGAGGCAACAGAGACAGCATTAGGCGCAGTCTCTAATGGTAGCGACATGTATATCTCAACGTCGTTCTTCAATGACGAGTTCTTCGATGAGTCATCGCTTGCTGAGGATGGGACCACTGTCAATGACAGGATGTTCCAGACTATGAACGATGTCTCTCATGATTACCAGTTGGGAACACAATACGCGAGTACGAGAGCGATAGTGGAGATTCCATTCTTTGCTAACCAATTCTTCGATGAGCCTGAGAAGGGTATTCTACCCGGACCAGACAACTCCTTCAAGATTCATGTTGATGCTACTCAGACTGCACACACATACAACCCCAGCCCTGTAGGTAGGAGACACAAGGGAGTAGAGCCTGCAGATAGAGAGGCGAGGTCTTCCTTCACGATGAACAAGGCGGAGAAGAAGTTCACGCCCATAACCCGTATTGACAAGTTCGAGTTAGTTGCCTCATTCTATCACCTTCACCCAGACAATAGCGAGTTGTTCCACAGTGTAAGTCTGAGCGATGCATCATACCAGAACGTCGGCAGTAACGTGAGAAACTACCGTAAGGTGTTCCTCGCTAATGGGGAATGGGCATATTACGAAGACATACCATTGGTGGGCACACGGTATCTCAAAATACCCAATGATAGCAATTGGGGTTTCTCAAGCGGTTTTGTAGAAAGCGCTGTAGTGGGAGCAGCCGTTTCACCGGGTGGCCCTTCTCTATCAGAGGGACTCATACCCATAGGCTCTGACAGCATAACCCCGTCCTCTGATTTCGAGAACAGAGGTGAATACTACCATGACAGTGCAAGCGCGAAGACACAGGGAGGCAATGTGGATTACGGTATCAGACAGTATGTCAGCGCGGTGGAGTTCAAGGCTGGACCGGAAAGCAATCCTCACGCGCCTAAAGTGATGAGTGGTAGAGCCACAGGCGTAGTGACTAACGTAGAGTGGTCAGTATTGGATGGCGCTAGTTCTAAGTTCATTCATGAATTAATTGTAACTATGAGTGATGAGGATATGGCTCTGTTCCCAGATTTAGATTATGATGATATGAATACATATACCTTCAGTTCTGGAGAGTATCTCTATCAAGCAGATGCAAGTGCTTCTCTGTCTCCGAGCAGCATGCATTACTATGGAAGAATCAGCAAGAACACCTCTAATGAGGTTGTATCTGCCAACACTCTAATGTTCGTGTTTTATGATACTGGTAACAGTAAGCCTTCTTGGGTTACCAATCTGCCCGGTAATGAGATAACGCTCACTAAGAAGACGAGGAGCATATTCGGAAACGTAAGTGGTGCTCCTCCAAGCAATACAACCAAGGCTGCTAACAATGAGATTATCGCCAAGACTTTCAAACCAGCAGGAGATGATGCTTGGACTATCTCAGCATCAACTCTCGTCTCAACCTGCACTATTACCAATGGGAATGGTAGATTGGCCGGTTCGAACACAATATCGGGTCTGAACCTCAGAGAGGGGGATTCGATATACTCAGAAGAAACTGCGAGTAAGATTCTACATATCGGAACAGTGTCTCATATAGAGGACTATGATGACGGAACTTACACAGTGACTCTGACTGGGAGTTGCCAAAACGATACCAGTAGCAAGCCTCTTCGTATTGAAATGCCGCAGGTAGATGATGATGAGGCAATCCTGAACAAAACTTGGAATTATCCATATGCTCCGGGTGGACTGCGTAGTGGCGATACGATATGGGCCAACATGAGTATGAACAACCCACATTCCATAGAGGGACTCTTCTCTAAGAGCAGAGGGGTTCTCAATGAGGCATTAGTGTGGACGGGGTTCAACGGTGGTAAGGGAGCATTAGCCACAAGACCGAGAGAGAGCATACCGCTTGAAAACTTCCTAATTGGAGACACCTGTCTTGAAACTGCACAGAATTACGCCCAGCATGTGAACAAGACTGTAGAGGAGAATTACAAGGTTCTCGGTCTGACAGCGAGTCAAGCGCCCAAGGTCGCTTATGTGGACCCCTATCTCTCAGAGGATGGACATGCTCGTGTTCTTCTCTATGATGTCGCCCATGACAGGGAGTTCGTGGCATTCCAAGACCTGCATATGCAGGTTCAGACTAGCGCTGATGCTGTCAAGATTGGATGGCCTAAGAAGATGGTGATTGGTACAAGCAATGTAATCTCAGATACGATGGAATACGCCGCTACACTAAATGGCGGAGGACCTTCTTGGCTTACTACTCAGATAGACGTTGCTAACGGCTTCCCAAGCGAGAACCCATACATACGCAGTGTTCAGCAATCCAAGTTCATCGAGAGTGCCTATGCTCATGATATAGCGAACAGCCTATCCACTCGATTACTTACTTCACTCAATAGCGGGACTCTGCCGAACAGCATGTTCAACTATGCAAGTGGCTCTTTGTCTCCGGGCATATATGGAAAGGCTCATGGGCATCACGTCCATGATGGGTATTCGATATACGGTGCTTACCAGACCTTCTCAGAAGGAGACAGCGTCTTACTCAGAACCAACGACAATACAGTCAATCCACTCATAGCGAATCCAGACCACAGTTTCTCAAGAACGAAACGCTCTGTATCAGATAGTTTTACTACCTCTCTAGTCAAGTTGAGGACAGATACTAGCATTTCTCATACTCTCAGAGACCCATCCACGTTCTTCGATACCCCAGACGGAACTCGCGTCATACCTGCTTTCCTTTGCCTTAAAGGAAAAAGAGCAAATGCACTCGACCTTACATCACATTCGGAATCTCGTTTGCAGCACCTCAAACAGTGGACGGACATGGACTTCGTGAGGAGATTAACGGTAGACTGTGGCTCTGTGGCTCAGAAGGACGGAGTGGTATCTGTAAAGTCTGCTGCATTGGAGATTGTTCGTCAAATCAACCAAGCAGGAGCGCCTAAGGGACAGATAGTAGTGGACAAGGACACTACAGGCAGTGCTCATGACCCGACTGCTTGGTGGGACAGTGACAAGGCGTTCTCCACTCGTGACCGAGGGACTCACATGGGCTATGTCAGAGCACACATAGGCAGAGAGGTGCAAGACAAGAACGGAAATATCGGATTCACTGTGGTGATACATAGCACTGTGCCGGGAGCGAGTGGTAGGAACTTCTGCGTTTGGCTGGATAACAGCAAGGGACAATCAGTCTATCAGCCTGAGTTCCTCATTGGACATGGAGGACGTTGGAGGAACTTCTGGGCATTGCCTGAGGAGAAGGAGGGAGAGAACATGCATCCCGCTCCCATGCCTCTCAACAAGCATGGTAGACCTTTCGCTCCTGTCACCACACTCACACAATACGTCACCCCAGAGGACTCTGGTGAAGATGTAGTGAGCAATACCGACTTCGTGACCTTCGATGATAATGTAACAGATGCAGATGCCTCTGTGTTGAGGGGAACATCTCACCATTTGGGTAGTGGTAAACAGTTCAATACAGTCAATACCGAGTCTTTCGAGACTGAGGGCTCATCATCAGTATTGGTAGAGGGTCTGAGAGTAGGTAAGCGAGCGATAGGGAGAGTGAACTTCGGTGGACTTGTAGCATCTGGCATTCCCGGTTGGGCTCCAGACGCAGGTGTGTGGGGATTCGGCAAGAAGGGCTCTCAAAAGTTCAGAGGCAGATACGGCAGTCTCACTGATGTCTCTTATACCAGTCATACCAATTCCTCTGACTTGAAGTCGGATGTAGTGGGAAACTCCTCTTTGTATGGACTGCAGTTCGAGGACCACAGAGGAGGAAAACACGGTCTGAGATTTATCTACAGGACTATGGGTGAGGGCTTCGCAAACGAGAACACCACCCTGCCAGACACAATATCCAACGAAGTGTGTGTTTTCATTGACGACAGAGACGTGGGTCTTGGTGGATTCACTATGGGCAAACACATGTATGGTAGTGGAGACGCTTCTGGTAGATTGGACATTTCTGGAGGGTCTGGCTCTGCTGTTTCTATTACAGACCAAGCCTATTGTGGCAACAGGTGGAGAGGGGTTAGTGCGCCTAGCATAGCGGTGAATTGCACTATAAGCAAGAGCGCTAATGCTACAAGTCTTACTGTGAGTTTAGAGAGACCGTTTCAAAACGGAGACACTTGTGCACATCATGACATACTCGGTTATCTCGGCTTTCCTCTGAAGAATGGAGTCATCCAAATCACGGATTCTCAAGATGGAAAGGGGGGCATGACCTTCTCCTATACTCATAGAACACAGAACAACAAAAGTGGACCACATACTTTCTTCGGGATAAAGAGTTCACAGAATGGAGACACATTTGTTAATTCATATTTGATTTCACCATTATTGAACTGGACCACTATAGTCACTGACGAGTTGCTTGCAGTAATCTCAACCGCAGCAATCAACGCTGATGATTCAGATATCAACAATCCAAAGGGTTTAGCATTCGATTGCAGAGAGATGTATGCGACAGATGGTAGGACGTTTGGAGAATGGGGAGTTGCTGCAGACGCAATTATAATCAGAAGTTATGACACAACGAAACCAGTCAAACCCCTTTCTGACTTCTTCTATGCCTCGTTTCATCGGGACATGGGAATACAAGCAGCACACATAGAGTTAGGAGAGGTTGAGAAGACTGATAATACTGGTTCTGGTTGGGCTTTCGGGACATCTAGAGCCCTTTCAAATACCGATATCAAAAATCAGAAGAGAATGGCTTGTGGTTACATACCCGACACAGTCTTACAAATCATAACAAGAGGCAGAGGACCGAACACCAATACAGCAACACCACTACTCGTGGACTCCTTCAACAACCCGGTGGACACCAATGAATGGAGAAGGAACCTCAAAGGAGAGAGTTTCACCAGACACAGTGGTGACCACATCCTACCGATGATAAACAACCCGATTGTTGTTTACGACAACTCTGCTGGAAATAGTGATAATTGGGATGGAACGACCAAACAGTTCCCTTTGGCTCATGAGATGTGGAACTTCCTGATACCGGCAGGGGAGGAGGGAAACACAGACAGAGTTCCATCCTTCGGTGAGAAGAAGACAATCTACATGGCTGATAAGCAATTCATCGTAGTCGAGGGTTTGAATCCCGGCACTGCTTCTTTTGTGACTAACAAGACTACATTGGTATGGTATGAGGAAGGCAGGTCCGAGGATTGGCCTACTGCTGATATAGACGACACACTTGCATTCTCACATTTCGGAGACATCAAGAGAACAATGGAGTTCGACGGGCTTCGTTCTCTCGGTAGTGTTTTCTCAGAACCCATAGTTCATTTCAAAGGAGGGAAGGGCAGTGTGGACCACAGCGTTCCACTATTCTTCGGTGGTGGATTCAGCGGTGTGACCCTCGATATAAACGACGGGACTATGAATGACTACTCCACATTCTATACCCATCCTTATGCGAACGGACCCACAGGGACCTCAGGAATACAGAATGCCAACGAGATATCCACCAGTTTCGCTTTGTTGGACTGCAATGCGATGTTCGCTTTCTTCCCCGGCGCTGCATTCTGCAATCAGCATCGTGGCAGCATACTACCGCCGTTCTTCAACAAAGATAGCATCCTATCCCCGGACCTCTCAAAGACAGGGACTACGATAAACACCGGGCATCCCAACAGCGGTAATACCTCCCCATACAATCACTCCACGACATCGCTCAGAGTGAGAGTTCAGAAACCAAGCCCACTCATACTGAGATTCGCTCATCCCACAGCGCGTTACGAGGACCACAAGAACAGCAGTGGCACGAGCAATGTGGAGAACAAGACCACATACATCGTCTTCGGTCCCGGACAGGCATTCCCGTTCACCCAAGAGATAGCAGATAGCGCTAACATGAGTGGTGCTAACACAGAGCAGCCTCATCCCGGAGCAGTGGTGACGATAGGTAACACTTGGTCCAAAGTCCCAGTGTCTGGGACGGTTAAACTACCGAATCACATACAGAACTACGATGGCTTCTACATGCCTGAGTCCTCGACATATCAATTGGCGAGAGGCAGATTCCACTGGCGTTCCACTATCAACTGGGAGCCACCACAAGGAAAGCCCAATGTGGCTATACTCAAACAAGGACCAGAGTCAGGAAGGATGTATGGGACTCATTTCAACGCAGACACAGCCACATCCGGAATAAACGACGAACTAGACAGGGCCCATCCAATGAGGCACTGCTCAGTGATAGGGCATGGTGTGGCAATGGCTGCTGATATGGTCTTCCACATGGATGGAGGCTACCATCCCGGAGGACACTGGATGGACAACCAAATCACATTCAACCCGCCTCATCCCAAGAGCAATACAATCCTGCAAAAATGGGGAGCAGCAACACAGTTGCACTCAAGCGCATACAGAGTCGCTGGTCCAATAACCACGAAGGTATTGGGTTATGCAGCAGCCGAAGGAGATTTGGTAGGCGCTGATGTGGATATGGAATACATCATCGTTGATGCGACTAGATGCCAGAATGGAGAGGAACTCGCCACAGTGATGGGTATGGCAATCAACACCTATCCCGGAGCAGGGGCGCTCAAAGCGATGGGAGGGACACACATGCCGTCTATGGGTAATTCCATGCGACAGGACCGATATGGTTGGGTAGAAGTCGAATGCACCAATATCACCAATTCAAATACAACGCCAAGCAACAATCACATCACTGTGGAAATGAGCGGCTATACTGCTAACAATACAGTCAATAGAGACCGTTTGGAACAGATACCGGCATGCGGCTGGCTGAGGACTGCTGCTGGCGGCTTTGCTCCTTACTATGCGAGAGAGGTGAATAACGACTCTACTCTCAAAGTGAGGTTCTACATTGCTCCTAACAGGATAAGCGGGCAGATGAAGTTTGAAGACAGAACCACTTGGTATGATACTGATGGAACTATCAGTGACTTCCCAGCCATAAGCGCTAGTGATGTGTTACATGTCTGGTCGAAAGCAGGAGTTCATCGTTACAACAACGAAGTAGCGGCAACACGCGACCATATGTGCCAGACTCACTTCTCTGGAATCGTTGATGCCATAGACCGCACCAGACCGATAGGAGCAGCAGGATGGGCCGGAGAGCGCTATTCCTACTTGAACAGCCTCAAAGTGGGCACAGAAGGGTATGCTGGGGGTCTAGGCGCTTGGCATCCGATGTTAGGATTCTCTCCTTATGGCAGTGCCAGTTCTGCTATGACTGCATTTGGTAATCTACCAGTGGTGGCTCCTATGCCCAGAAGTCCTGAGAGTCTACCACCAATAGATGGTATAGGAACCAATCTTATGACTTACATGAATAATCCGTATGACTCTTCGGTTGGGTTTAATATCACTAATGATGGACAAGCAACATACGCAAGAAAGACATCTGATAATGATGGGCCAGACACACTCCACTCAAAACCCCCGATTTACGTTGATACCACACTACCGGATTTCATGACTCATCCACAAGGGGTGTTGGGTCGAGCATTCCTCGTCGTGAGTTACGAGTGCGAGAGCGCTCTCATAGCAAAATATGACAGAGATGGCATAACTGCTCTAGGAGACTGGTTACAAGTCAAAGGGGCGGCTGCTAACAGTGTTTCAAATCCCATACATTATGCTGGCACGACACGTTGGGACGAGAGGTTCCACGGTCAAGACCGTTTCATCGCACCTGCGAATGCTGGGCCTAATGTAGAAGCGCTGGTGCATAAGACTCCTACTGTTCCCTCAATCACGTTTTCCGCTACGCATGGAGCAGATGCTGCGCCATTCAATGCCGAATACTTCCTGCATGGGGCTGCCGCCACCAACACCACAGTGGAAAACGCCATACCCGGATTGCACAAAACAGGAGATATGCTCTTCGATATTGACCACTCCATAGGCTCTTTCTTCTTGGAAGACTCAGGAGTGACGCGCAATGTTGCAGATGATTTCTATGAAGATGTGGATTATACGACAGAATATGATAACGGTTCTACTTTGAGAGTCAATGATTTTTGGGCAGGAGATGTGAATGCATACGCCCTCTATGATAGAGCGCCTGCGAAAAACTTCACGGTAGAACAAATAGTATGGAAGAGAATGGATGGCGGAAATCTCAGTCTTCCTGCAATTAACGCACGAGGGCTTGGCGCTGTCCCTTGGATGACGAGGGTGAAAAACGGCGTAGCGTATACTACTGGAGAGAAGATTTTCGGGAATGTGAGATTTTCTTTCGAGACTACAAACAGTGCTATGCTACCAATTCTACAAGCACAGGAAATAGCCCATCCTCAGTTAGCGAGCAAAAATCCCCTGTTGATAGGAAACGTGTTGAATATTCCGAACGAGGAAATGCAGTTCGAGGAAATCACCGTCAAGGATGATTCCGGGCAAGAGCACATAATCGAGGGCGGTAGCCCACTGGGGACCATCATTCGAGGTTTCAGCAAAGTAACTGACAGAGAGGCCAAAGGAATGTCCCCGTCTCTTGCAAACAGTGGTATAGCCCCCAATCTGAAAATACAACTACCAGACCCGAACAGCATACCCGGAAACATCATCGTGAGGTCAGGATTCGATAGACTGCAAGGTTATCAGAACGAAACTATGGGTTCAGGAGGAATGATGCATGCTGATTTGAATGAGGATTATCTGGGTAATTTGTTCGACAACAGCGTCTCTGGTCCGAGAAAGGGACCGACATACGAAGACCACAACTGGGAACACATAGACCCATTGACCAAGGACAGCACTACTGCTGGTTGGAAAGAGACCACAGACAACGCTCCATTGAGAACCAGTTACGAACAGCATGACAGGACTCTCTACTTCCACGTTACGAAAATGGGGCACAGTCACACTCACCGTTATCCGACAGTTTTTTCACACGAAAATGGTGTAGAGACAAGAATTTTAACTGCGAGTATTTTCAGTGGGACAACTTTGACAGTCAATGCTGCAGTTTTAATGCCGACCACTAATACGGATATTTTTGCTGCTGATTTCGGTAGCAAGGAAATGGCTCATACAACGACTGGTAGGCGTTTTATCAGAATCTACAATTCATCTACTGAAGAAAGTGTAGTGGCTTCGTATACCGGAATAAGTGGACAAACATTCACTGGTGTTGTGGGTGACGTTGATTTTACAGACTTCATGGCTGCTCAAACTATTACGAATCTGAAAGTGGTTCCTTCCTATTACATCCCCGCAGGAAGCAATCGCTTCTTCGCAGCACGTCGTTTACGAGACCACGCTGAAGTGAGTGGAAATTCCCCAGACATGGCAAAAACCCAGTATTCGACAGGGACCTACGGGACCATCAATACAGAGACTCTCGCTTACAACATCTACAACAAAGCGGTGATTACACCAATGCCTCTACCGAGAATGGGGCATCATTTCGTCACACCGACCATGCCCATGCTTCCGGGTCATTGGGCTCACCCTGTATACCAAGGACTGTATCGTAGTCATCTTGCAGAAAATGCATCACTGCGAGGCTCTGTAGATAGGAATCTACTCAAAGAAAATACGACAGCGACCACAGAAAAAAGTGATATAGCGTCAGGAGTATCTAATTATTTTCATCTACAAGATGCAGAAATTGCATTCGGTTCGTTGAATGCTGCGCCTAGTGGTCCAAGCGATATTCATGGTGGAGCATTCACTTTGATGTTCGAAAGTAAACTGAAAAACGATGGTTACGGGGTTTTAGCATCTACTGGTGTTGCTGGAAAAATCAACCAACAAGGAGGCCATACCGTAGTTTTGGAAGCCTCTGGAAATTATACATTGGACGATTTTTTCCCAGACCCAGCAAGAGTAGGAGCGTATCAAATCGTCATACAGCCGAATACTTTTTCCAACCAATTAATCGGATATCACGTTGATGGTGGCAGTTATACTCTAACAGGACAACAGGTGAATACAGTCATAGGACGCAAACCAGCGACTTCTGGAATAAGCGGCACAGGCGCAGTTGCCCTTTTATTGGCTCAAACAACTCAAGCAGATGTAAGAGGTTGTGAGATTTTCATCAATGAGGTTATGCTGGATATCAATCCTGACCACGGTGAACAGTTCACCAACATACCTCCTTTGTTACTCTACAACCCGTTTGGGGTAGAAGGCACTGAATCACCTGCTTTCACCAGAAGAACACTTCCTTATCATCCAAAACTGTTCAGTAATTCCACACCGGGCTACACTCTCAATATTCCTTGGTGGAGCATAGTTCACAAAATAGCCCCAGATGATGGTTCATCTAATAATTTCAAGCATTTAACACACCATCGTCTGGATAACTACTACATGATGAAGAGAAGTACCTTCGGAAGTATAGGAGTGCAATTAACAATTGCTGGATATCCTTCGAAATACCCTGCGATATACTCACATGTATTGCAGAATACCTCGATAAACCCTAAGTGTATAGTCAAAACTATACATGCAGAAAGTAGTGGGACTAGAGAAATCACAGTAGATGATGCAAGTGCATTTCCAGAAACCCCACAATATGGTCAATTGTTAGAATTTACCGACGCAGATGGTAACATACAGACTCTACCATACACCAGAAGGTATGGATTGCAAATAGGAACTATCAATGAACCTAAGAAGTTTACATCAACTACAGTCTCTGGCTCTTTCTGGACTAAACTAACAGCATTACTCGCCGCTTCGGTCGAAACAACGCTCAGACTGACACATCCATACAACAACCTATCAGCAGGGAAAGTGATGACTGATACGAATAATAGCATTTTCACCATGATTCTTCCACAAGTGGAGAAGGGGACTAGAGATACAACTGCATTACATATTCCAGATGCATACTTATGTCTCTGGCATTACAATCTAGGTAGGCCACATACTTTCTATTCCGACAGTTCTCGTACTTGGGGTAATCTAACATCTGATAGAGCAGTAGATAAGAAACCGTATAATTGCATGCCTGAACATTTTGAGACCATACATTATCAGGATTCAGTATATGCAATGAGTTTAGGTCCATTTGATTTCCGAATGAAGAGTCCTAATCCAGAAGATAAAGATGGTGTTGCATCCACTGGTGCTGAAATTCATGCATTTTCTGGGTACGAAGCACAGGGTGGAACTAATTTCGATAGTCAGAAAATAATGTTCAGCAAGTTCTGGCCATGTGGTAGTCGTGGTGGGCCTCTCACAAGTAGGCTTGACCTATACACACAAGCAAGCATATCATGGAATATACCCAGAAAGTATGCTTCCAACGATTTCTACTTCTGGAATGATGAAGACGGGTTGGATGAAAACTATGCTCAGGGCTCTTCTGGAATCACTTTCACGGCTATGGGCTCAGGTTATAGTGGTGATAACAGAAAATATCCGTATGGGTGGCGTATCGCTGTGCGTCAAGCCTGTAACAAACCGACTTGGGGTATTCTCACAGGTAGAGGAAAACTGGAGGACGATGCTTCTTCTGATAATAATTTCACTGTTGATTACGCATCTGGCCCACTCGTTCAACATGAGGCCATGACATGGGCTTATGCTGGTGGAGATACTGGCTCGCAGTCTAACGTTTCTTACACTACTACCTATGTCGGTGTAATGGAGAGACAGACTAATTTCGCAGGCATGTTAGGTTGCGACAAACCAGAATGGCAAGTGAAGTATAGCGAAGGCAGAAGAATGACCAGACCGTTCGGAACGCCTATCAGAACTCTACTCTCTAATTCTAACATGAATAAGGACTGGTGGGGGGAGGTCGCAGGAAAGGGCATTTACAGCCTCGCTGAGGCCGCGCAGTATTATTTGGTGGATTGGTGGGGCAATGAGCGTGGAGAGGACGTAAGGCGTGCTCCAGTACGTGGATTTGGCATCAGACCAGCATGGGACTGTGGTGATGTCTACGAATACGATAGAGCCAACAATAGAACTCCTCACGCTAGAATCTGGAATTATGGTAAACCAATCTACGAGGTTCTCACCGGCATCAGCGCCCCAGTCATTGACTCTTCTGGAAATCTGGACAACGAACCACCATTGCTATGCGGTAGGTCAAACGCTGTAAATAACACTGATACCAACACTATGGTGGATGTTTTTGCGCCGACTCATTCCATGAGGATAGGAGACATGGGCAACGGTAGAGGAGTCAGATATCCAATTCAATTCAATGAAGATATTCTGACGGAACTTTCTGAACCAATACACACTACAGGGTTAGTTTTGAGCAGTAACACGGCAGAGCCACCAGCCGTAACAGGGCTGTTACGCCCCCGTAACGATGTGTTACAGGCCGATGAAATACCAAGAGGAATCAGTGCGAGGCTCGAAATCTCCGAACATGGGTTACTGAAACCAGATGCTGTGGTGAGCGATAGGGTTGAGGAGATAATCGGGACAAGTCCCCACAAGGACGCAGTAAGCCGAAACAGTCCAAGAATAGGCATAGACGGACATAATGTGGAAAGTGTGGAGAAGGACCATATCGCAATCAATACAGAGGCCCACAGCCTGCATACTGACCGCAATGTAGGACAGAGAACCATCTTGCATGGGTGCTTACTAGGAGGGTCACAGACTCTAGCGCATCTCGACTTGACCAGTTTGGCCTTCGGTGTGCAACCTCGCTCTGCTCTTAGATTCAGTCATACGAGCAACATGAGCCCTTTGGGAGGTAACTATATTTTGGAAACTAGGAACTATGGGAATCCTTTCGATGATACAGGTTGGGGTTATGACGGGCTTTCGGGAGCAGTGAAAACCACTAACCCATATCAAAATGTTGATTTCAATAGAACAACAATCAAAAATAATCAGAGTGATAAGAGCATCAAATGGCTACTCAGACCTGTGAGATTACTAGATAAGAATCATGTAGAGATGTTCAGAACCCTACCCGCTACTATTTCAGGAACTCCCCAATACAACAACACAGTCAATAAAGGAACTAACACCCCTACTGATTATTTCAGAGCATCTGCAGGAGGAAAATACGGTATATACACCTACGAAGTGACTACTCCGAGAGTCGCCTCCAATAATTTTCCAAGTTCGGCGGCTCCAAACACTAATGCTCCATATGTCCCAGTCTTCTACATGGCTTCAGGTTCTTCCACCATCACCCCTACCAGTCAAGGACCTAAGATTCTGGGAACAGAAGTAGTGGGAGTAGACAAGTTTGACAAGACGACTATTACGAGTCCAGTAACACGTTTGGTGATGAGTGAAAACACACTACAACACTATCGTTCAGATGCACCTCGAAGAAGACAAATAGCAGAAAACGAGAGTGAAATCAAAAGAATGGACTTTTCTGTCAAGCCTAGATTTAGTCAAGCGTTACATCCGAAGGGGCACAAAGGTGATGTGACGTTCAATGTTAGCGACCATAGTGGTGATGCCGCATGACTAAATTGATGGCGAGCGCTGGAAAGTTTGATTTCGATGTAGTTGAAATCATGACTGAAGCGAGACAACCAGTTTTTGTAGACAACGCAGTGCATCATGGTCTTGTTTCAAGTCAGACTTCTAACAAGCAGAAAGTCACCATAGAAAATAGGAATAACGCCACTTACAATGTCTTCAGTGAAAATGCTTATGAATTGGTAGAAGGAGACGGTTTCGTTCAATTGACTCACAAGAGGGGGCACGGTTACACAAGCAAGATTGCACCCTTTTACCAAAACTCTGCACTTTCTCCTACATCTAAGAAGCCAATACTACTCTACAACGATGCTGATATCACCAAGAGGCTCACATTCAGTTCTATAGAGGCTTCCACAGATGGAGTGAAAATGAATCTCAGAAACATGAAGGGGAGGTCTTTGAATGACATAGGGCTCAAGGGAGACGCTGTCCATCTAGGTGACCCTATAGATGTGGGTTTCAGAACGAGTGACCTCGCTATGAAATTGGGAACTGATATGGTTGGGACTCTGACATCCGTGTCTCTCGGTAGTTTGAGAAGCCCAAGCAATACCAATGAAGGAAGAAGAAAGCATACGACTAAGTTCCTCGCTCAGGATTTTTACGGGGTGACGTTGATATCCGCATTGAAGTTCACATCGAGACACGATTCTAATATCGTATACTTCGACAGGTTCGCTAATCTGTTATACACACCGTTAGTTTTCACAGAAGCAAGTAGAGAAATCTCAGAGTTCGGGAGAACTGGTAACGAGGAGACCAATCCGATAGACAACACCGAGAACAAGATAACAGTTGTGGGAAATTCCATATCCTTGAATGAAGTAGCAAGCGTAACTGTAAGTGATTCCGAGAGACAACAAGGAAGATTTGATTTGGATATACAAGAGAACGTCACGAATATTTTCGATGCGACTGTGAAGAGCAAAGCAGATGCTAAGAGAGTAGCAAGACAGATTCTGAAATCCAACGCTATACACAGAGGTTCATTGAGGAGCAGTGGTCATCCAGATACTTGGGACATGAGACCGGGTAAAGTGGCTCTGTATAAAGGGGTGAAAAGACTAATCACCGAATCAAGACACACCCTTACTACCAGAATGTCAGACTTCAATTTCTTAACTGTGCAGAAAGGTATAGAGGGAGTGTTGCATGGGGTAAGTGAGGGAATGATTGCCTCTTCAGCACCTCATAACCCAGATAAGATTTCCCAAACCACAGAGGAAAATCTCTCATTATTCTCCTTCATTCAGATAAACATCATTCCTATCATCTCTGTAAGAGCGGTAGAAGTAGAAAATACGAAGTTCCTCATCGGCCCCGCTGCGGGTAGTGCAACCATCGGGCGAAGCCTCAACAATGTGATAGGAGTGAACAAATTGCATACATTGACTTTCAAGGGTGAAGACTGATGCCAGCAAGTGACCACATGAGAAGATTGGTGTTGGACACCATAGCATCTAACATCAATGAGATGACGTTGGGATTCGATGGGACTCCTTCAACATCCAGCGATGGTGCTGCTGGTCGTCCGGCTATTACAATCACCCCAACTGTGACTGTGATAGATGATTCCACATTATTGGTCGAAGGAACGCTTGGGACAGAGCATTCATTCTCAGAGACGTTGAAAGAGGTATACGTGCAATTCAAGGGAAGCGACAGTTTCACACCAATGTCTCGACATGTGATAGCGCCAGTGACTAAGAACAGTGGGAATGAGATGAAGATTCAAATCCTAATCGAGGTGAGATGAAATGGCAGATGCAAGTAACATACTCTCAGGACACACCACTGCTAACTACAACACTGCTTACAGTGCTAATCAAGGAAGGGGAGTAGACGGTCTAAAAGACGGAGACCAGATACTGTCAGCCTCATTGACCAATATGCTGGAAGGAGTTCACGATAACGGAATCCTATTGCTTGATGACACAGCCATAGGTGGCGGTAACAGACTAAACCCAGACAATTTATCTGGCGCTGTTTCCAAGGGAGCAAGCGCACACCAGATTTCAATCAAGGGAGGATATGTCGTATTGGACGGCGCTCTCTATGCGTTTGCTAATGGCTACAACGGCGCTAATCCTAACACCTTCACGATAAATCTTACAGACAATAAGCCGGGAACCACCACTGATAATGAGAGCAAGGTGGGAAATGTCGCTACAGTGGATTCTGATGAGGAATGCCTCTTCACCGTCTATCTGTCAAGCGAGACGGATAGCGATGTCGAACACATATATTGGGAACAAAGCGATGTGATACCAGTTGCTGCAGGAACATACCCATCCTCTCCAAGTGTCTATCTCAAGAGTCCAAGCGCTAATTCTGTCAAACAGACAGTGGTCATCGCCACCATAAGAGCGATTCACAATGGCTCTGCACATAGTGACAATGACCTTGAGATTACCATAACTGAAATCAACGACAAGAGGATTTTTCTGAGACCCACACCGATGTATCTCTCCCCTGTCACCAAAGGGGCAGTCGGTAGTTACACATCAGCCAATTCAGTCAATAGCGCCACAGACCTCCAATCCTTACATGCAGGGCAGACTGGAGATTTGAATGCCTCTCCCTTCGGAGCAATATGGATGTCGCACTCCACAGACAAGATAACTGCAGGTGGAACCAGATTAGGAGCAATCGGAGATGATGTCCTATTTCTGTCGTATAAAGAGGGAGGGAGCCGTAAGACCATGCGCTTCGGGCCAGAAAAGGTGCATGTAGATGATTCTCTCTCCACTACTACCAATTACTTCACTTTCGATGGTCCTAACATATTTGTCTTACAACCGCAACAAGGCAGCACTCTTCTCAACCCAGACAACAGCAGCACTGATTTTCCCATAGGGCATCTAGTCATGGTGAGAAACGAGAATAACTCTGGAGGACATGCTATAGCATTCGATAGCACTGGACTGAATCATTCAGTTCCTGCACAAGAGAATGCCATATTCGTTAAGACTGCGTCTGCTTGGAGGAAGGTGTTCACGTCAAGTGCATCGTCTACGGGAGCAGTCACAGCGGTCAATAACGCCACTGAGAACGAACTCGTTACCATAGGTAATACTGTTACAGAATTAGAAGCAGAAGCGCTTCTCAAGTTCGATGGTGTAACACTCGAAGTAGGAGCCTCAGGTAATGGCGCTGACTTGCTTCTACACTCGGCAACTGCTAACAATGTAGGTATGAAGTGGGACCATGATGACCAGACAAACGGCTCACTCATTCTAGGAGCAGATAACTACGGAGTAGATTTCAAGGCTTTCGGAGATACTGCTTCCAAGTTCATCCATTGGGATGCCTCTGTAGACACACTCTATGTCCAATCAATATTAGACGTAGATGGAACAATCACTGTGGGTGTTGATGGCACAGGGTATGATGTCAAGTTCTTCGGTGATACTGCTAGTGCCTACATGCTCTGGGACCAGAGCCAAGACGATTTGATTCTAGGAGGTGCGGCTAGACTAGGCATCGGAGACACTACTCCCGGAACCCAATTGCAGATAACCGCTGATGGTCCGACTATTACTCTCAAAAATAGTATTGATGAAAACACTGAGGGCGGTGCTGAGAGCAACATACTGTTCGAAGACCATACAAATGCCTCTCTAGCATCTATCCAAGGAAGTCATCATGGAGCGGCCAGTGATACCAAAGGCAAATTGATTCTAAGCACGCATACTGGTTCAACACTTACAACAGCATTGACAATTGACTCTTCTCAAGTAAGCACTTTTGCTGGTGATGTGACTATTACTGGTGACTTGACTATCAATGGTGCATCCAGTTCAATATCTGTTGAGACTCTGAATGTGGACCAGCCTCTTATCGAAATAGGATTGAGTGATGGCGCTGCTCCTTCAGCAGATGCTGTTAAGGATTTGGGACTCAAAATGCACTGGCATACTGGTAGTGCCGCTAAGATTGCTGCTCTTGTCTTGGATGAATCAACCAGTGCAAGTGTCCCATCATTGACCTACATACCAGATGCGACTGATAGCAGTGGGCTCATGAGTGGTGCTGTTGGAACTATGGTGGCCAATCTAAGCGGAAATCTAAGCGGAGACCAGTCTGGTGGTAGTATTTCTGCTACTACGATAACTGGTTCTGCAGATGTGGTAATCAACACAGATGACTTCGTAGTAGACACTGATACCACCAATCCTGCTAAGGTCGGGATTAATCAAGCAACACCATTAGTTTCTTTACAAGTTGGGGGTTCTGGTTATGAACATAAATCAGTCGCAGGAGGGACAAGTAACAACACTACAACAGTGAGTATTTGCACTCCAGCACAGTTCCGGTCCATCGAAGTTCTAGTATCAAGTAAAGCAACAGATGATTCCGCATTTGAGGCTACTAAAGTTCTAGTTATCCATGATAGCACAAATGGCTCAACAGGTAATACTGCTATCACAACATACGGAACCATTAACGATGGCGACACAGTCGCCACATATGGTGCAAGCATATCCGGTGGTAATGTGAACCTTACAATTTCCTATTTACAGATTGGCGGGGGTAACAAAACCTTCGCAACAGAGATAGCATGGATAGGATTGAAAATATAGAGGAATGAATAATGGCAGAGAAAGATTTTCGTGTAAGAAAAGGGCTTGTAGTTGATGGAACTGCATCGGCTACAAGCGTTGCTGTGACTACTGGAAACGTAGTGGTCTCTTCAGGGACGATAGGAGTAACCGATGGTCCTCTGTTGAGCATTGTAGCAGGGTCACCTAATATCTCATTAATATCTTCTTCACCTACCAACGGAAATCTCAAATTATCACCCAATGGTTCTGGAGACCTCATCATTGATGCAGACACGATTGACCTAACCGCTGACTCAACGATTTTGAAGGTGAAAGACAATGTCGCTGCTGGTTTGGATATCAAGACTGGTGACCATTCATACATCAAACTGGTTACTACAAACGGTAGTGAGCAGATAACATTTGGTCGAGGCTCCACATTTAATGGGACCATCATTGCTGATTTAGGCACTGTGTCTGCTGCAACCTCAATTACTGCTACAGATTTAATTGGCACTAACATTGATGGTATTATAGGTGCTGATACTGCTCGTGCTGGCACATTTGCCGCGCTAACAGGTACTTCTGGAACACTCACAAGTCTGACTTTGACTGAGGGAAACATCACCAATGCTGGAGACATCAATGCAGATAGTATCAGTGTTGATGCTGCCGCCGCTGGTCTCAATGTGGATTTCAGTGCTGCTAATACTGGCACTGGAGTGATTACTCTCAGAGATGCTATGGCAGACGCTCTAAGCATTACAGATGGAACAAACGACTGGATGGTGTTCAATACTAATGTTGAAACCCTCACCTTCGGTAGGAACACGACTTTCGCAGGCACTACTATCGCAGACCTTGGCACAGTTACAACTGCTGACATCAATGCTGGAACTTGGCAAGGAACCATAGATGGTGCTTGGACTGCTTCTGGTGTTACATGTGCCAATCTTGGAACTGTATCTGCTGCTACCTCAATCACTTCTACGGCATTAGTAGGTGGGACAATTTCTGGCACGACCATTGATGCGACTACTGATTTCACTATTGGCTCTACAGTTATCACGGATGACTCGATTGTGATGACACCAACAACAGGAGATACACTTAGTATTACTTCTACTACTCATGGTGCATCAACTATCGCAACCGTGGATGCTGCTGGAAGTCTTCTAGCACCCCTAAACATTGATGCTGATGGTGTTATCAACCTGAAGTATAACTCCAATACGAAAGTTGTCGTAGGGACAGGAGGAATAGATGTCACAGGAAAAATGGATGCCACAGGCACAGTGTCCGGTGGAGGATTCAACAGCACTACTGAGCAAGCAAGTGCAGGAACAGGTATAGATTTACATAGCACTGCTACCATCAGAGCAAAAGAGGATGGAGGAATATACCAAGACATATCTGTCATAGCGCTTTCTGGAACTAAATTGACTTCTATAAACATGGAGAACAGCAACTTCAGAGCAAGTGATACCAATACGGTGACCGCAGCAATCGGTGCAGGTTCTGTCCATACTATTGCATACATAAATCTGGACAACAGTTCCAACAACAAGTATCACGCAGTAGAGGTTGAGTGTGGTTTCCAAGAGAAAATAACATCAACTAATGTAAGGACACGATGGTTGTCTCAGAAATTATACGCTTGTTACGATGGCAACACTGTCGAGTTTAGAACAGATAACACGAGATTCACGAATAGTCTGAATGCTTACCCGCCCGGAGAGTTCTGTGCAGGTCTCTACAATGATGGGAGTGACAAATATCTTTCAATAGGGTTCTGCATATACGCAGAAAAATCCAGCACTGACAGAACTGCGACGTTTGGTGTGAATATGAATGGCATAAGCATGCCTGTGTGTCTCAATTCATGATGGAGGTGATGAAGAATGGCAGCACCTGCATACTCTGATGGCACAAAAATCGGTGGAAACTTACAGCACTTGCATCTTGGGGGTGGCTCAGACGGAGTCGCTTTGTCTATCGCTGATTGCACTACTTCCATATCTGACTTTACAGTCACGCTAGATTCTGCTAATGCTGCTATTGCGGTAGGCATGTTAGTTACTTCTGCTCATTTGCATCCAGAAACCTATGTGGTGAGTTACAGTTCAGGAGTACCATCAATAGAAGTTAGCAGGTTTCCCAAAACCGCATCAAGTGGCGGAGCGACATTGGTGTTCTCTACACAATACGGCCCCGGTAGAGATGATGGCTTCGGCTTCTTAGCGGGTAGCGGTATCACTCTTGCGTCCTCTACAAATGCAGGGTCTGGAAGGACTGACTTGCTCATCACATCCACTTCTGGCTCTGGTAGTGTCGGAATTACTGGGACACCAGCAGCAGACCAAGTTGGTGTATGGACTGGGACTACTGCTATGGAGGGTGATTTGGATTTAACCTACGGCGCGGCTACAGGTTTAGCGATTGGACGAGGAGGGGTCAATAGCGGCGCTGTAGCAGATTTGAGGGCTTACAGTGCTAATTCTGGTAATTATCTCCATTGGGATTCTTCTGCAACAACTCTTGGTTTGATAGGTCAGAGTGCGAAACTACATTTCTATGATGTAGGAGGTGGTGAGTATATCTCCACAAACAACGCAGGATTGTTGAGTATCAATGCGGCAGGTAATCTCGATTTGAACGGGGCTACCCTAACAATGGACTCAACTGACACAACCAACCTCACGATGACTGCTGCCAATGCCAGTAACAAAACGATGACCATTAACGCATCTAATTCTGGCGATGGCAATGGACTCATCTCAATCACTGCTGATGGGACAATAGACCTAGACGCAGCAGGGGCACTTACGCTTGATGGTGGTTCTATCACAATCGGTGGCGATGCAGATGTGGCTGTTGATTTCGATGCCTCAACATTTGACTTGGATGCATCCGGGGCACTGACTCTCGACTCAGCAACCAGCGTCTCGATAGGAACTGCGAATAGCGGCGTTGCGATTACAATCGGTCATGGCACTTCGGAAGTCACTTTCCAAGACAATGTGACGATAACAGGAAATCTCACTATAAGCGGAGACCAGACAGTAATTAACAGCACAGCAATAGTTGCTGAGGATAAGACGATAGTGCTTGGTGTCGCTGGTGGAATGGAAGATGCCACGTATGCCAGAGCCAGCGCTGTGGTCACCGTTACATCAACCTCTCATGGTTTCAGTAACGGTGAATACGTCTATGTCTCAAACATGGGTAACAGTATTGCAGACGGCGTGTATGCGGTAAGCAGTGTGGCGACTAACACATTTGTAGTGGATTCACACGGCACTTCAGGCACGGTAGGCTCTGGCGCTACCATGCAGCATTCCTCTGCAAATACTACTGAAGCCACTGCTGATACTTCAGGTATCTATGTTCCCGGAACATCGTTGCACAGTCTTCAATACGACACCAGTAACGGTTGGACGTTCTCGAACGATTTGGATATCACCAGTGGCCATCTCAGTTTCGGTGGAACCACAAAACTGACCTCGACCACTTGGTATGGCACGACAGCGAGTTCTCTTGTCACAGTAGGCGCTCTTAATGCTGGCTCGATTACATCAGGTTTCACTTCAATAGATGTAGGCTCAGGGACCATTTCCACATCTGGCACTCTGACTGGCGGTGCTATTGTTGGAACCAGTCTGGCGGTTTCGGGCACGATTACCGGAGATACCTCTCTCACTCTTGACTCAACAACTCTCGTAACTGCTGAGTTGGGTGTCCTCGATGGCATCACCACAGCAGGTGGGACTGTAACAGCAAGCAGGGCAGTGGTAGTTGACTCAAACAAGGATATAGCATCTTTCCGTAATCTCACAGCAGCAGGTGAATTGAAGGGTGGCACTCTGAGTGTAGATGCAATTGCTGTCTTAGATACTTCTACTGGAACCGCAAGTAGCGTGGCCAATGCTGGAACACAAGAACTCGCACAATTCGCTTGGGCTACATATCGAACTGTGAAATATGTAGGACAGGTCACTGATGGCACAGATGTTGATGCGTTCGAGGTATTGGTAACATGGGGAGGACACGCCTCAAATGCTGAAAACGCTGCCGCGAGTATTGACATGACGACATACGCTTACATCAGTTCAGATACTGCATTGGGTAATCTCAGCACTACTGTGGACGGCACTAACATCAACCTAATTTTCACAAACATAAGTGGTGGCACTATTTCCGCACTCACATATGATGTAGTAGCAACTCACTTAGCGAAGCAATGATGGATAGTGAAATCATGGTGATTGAATGGCAGAAAAGAATTTTGTAATAAAGAAAGGATTAACCGTTGCGAGCGGAACAATATCGTTGAAAGAGCAAGCGAACGCAGAAAGCGATGCAGCAGGTTACAGCCAACTTTGGGTGAAAGATACCGGAGACGGTCTGCTATACTTCACAGATGATAACGGAACGGATATTCAAATTACCACAGCGAGCGCTGTTAATGCTGCTGGTGGTGCTTCTGACCTTGATGGATTAACAGATGTAATCAGCAACATCACTAATTTTACAGACAGTATTCTCATATCCCCCGATGGGGCTGCTCCCCCACATGGGAATCTTAGCAGTGCAAGTGATAACATAGGAATGGGGAAGGATGTATTCACGGCATTGACTTCGGGAACTAAAAACACTGTTATCGGTAGCAAGGCGGGTGATGCAATAGTAGATAGTAATGCCAATACATTCATCGGAATGGAGGCGGGTAGTGCTGTGACTGACGGAGGTTACAACACAGCCATTGGTTATCAAGCACAACAATCGAATACCGGCGCAAACAATGTCGCAGTTGGTTATAGAGCATTATTCAATTCGGGAGATGGTGGTTCAAACATAGCGGTGGGAAATAGTTCGTTGAGTTCGGCTGTAACGGGCTCTTCCAATATAGGAATGGGGGCTTCTGCATTACAGAATCTAACAAGTGGGACTTACAACATAGGCGTAGGCACACAAACACTACTGGTGCAAACTACCGGCTCAAGAAACATAGCGATAGGTTATCAGGCAATCAGGATGGGTACAGCACACAGCGACAACTTGGGTATCGGTTATCAGTCAATGTATGGTGATGGCACTAACACAAATGGTGCTGTTAGCGGAGCAGACAATCTTGGTATAGGAAATTACACATTGGGAATGCTAACAAGCGGGGCTAGGAATATCGCCATCGGGAAAAATGCCGCAGATGGATTCGATGCGGAAAACGATAACATCGCAATAGGTATTTCTGCTCTCGGTGGCGCTGTTGCAGGTGCAGAAAAAACGATAGCGATTGGTAACTATGCCGCAGATGCAGTAACAACTGCTGATAATCTGATAGCAATAGGATACAACGCCGCAGGTTCATTGATAACAGGTTCAAGTGACATTGCTAACTCAGTTTACATCGGTAATGAAGCAGGTGCAGCACTTACAAATGGTGCATACAATGTGGTGATAGGTCACGAGGCAGGTAAAACCATGTCCACTTGGAGTAGTGGAACATTAAGATGCTCTTACAATGTCCTTATTGGAAGTGGGGCAGGTCTGTCTCAAACCATCGGTGGGAGAAACACAGCCGTTGGTAATCAAGCGATGTATTTGGAACAGGAAACAGGTTACAATGCTTACTTTGGTGCGTATGCGGGTTATTATTCAAGAGGTGGTGAAAAGAATACAGGGCTTGGTTATGGTTCTATGTTTGGTACCACTAATTTCACAGGTGATAATAATACTGCTATGGGATATGGTTCTTTAGACGTAATTACAACAGGTTCAGCCAATATCGGCATAGGACACGATGCTGCAAATAACATCACTACGGGCTCAAACAATGTCGTCATAGGCGCGGCTGATGTATCAAGCGCAACAGGAGATAGCCAATTATCAATTTCAGATGGTGATGGTGGTACTACATGGATTACAGGGACAGAAGCAGGTGTAGTCAATATCCCCGGTTCTCTAACCGTCGCTGGTTCAGCAGTTGGCGGTGCTTCTGCTCTCAATGGATTAACAGATGTAATCAGCAACATCACTAATTTTACAGACAGCATTCTCATATCACCTGATGGAGCCGCGCCACCAACAGGGACCCTATCATCAGCAACAGGGAATGTGGGAATGGGTAAAGATGCTTTTGCGGCATTAACTGAAGGAACCTACAATGTCGCAATAGGAAAAGATGCGGGTAAGGCGATGACGGAAGGAAACTACAATGTCGCAATAGGTTGGACTGCTGGAGATTCAATAACCACTGGTGAGGATAGTGTTGTAATCGGCGGAAGAGCCGGTAGCGCAATAAACACTCAAACTGGTATTGTAGCAATAGGATATGATGCAGGACAAAACTCTAGGATGAATAATGGAGTTTTCATTGGCAAGCAAGCAGGTGGGGGGGTAACAACCGGTGCTGCCGGTGGTGTCGCTGTTGGGTTTGCCGCCGGTAAGTATGGAGTGGATGGTTATGGTAGCATAGCCATTGGTTATAGTACGATGGAAGGTGCTGCGGCAACAGGTGCGGGCAATCAAGGTTGGGACAATATAGCGATGGGTACTAACACCATGAAAAATGTTTCAACAGGAGAAGCCAATATCGCCATAGGTGCAGGTTCGGGGTATGCAATCACCACAGGTACTCGGAATATCGCTATTGGAAAGACAGCCTATGATGCCGCAGACACCGAATCAGATAACATCGCCATCGGCTACGATGCTATGGGCGCTGCTAATGGTGCCATTAACTGTGTAGTCATTGGAAACTATGCTGGTGATGCCATAGCCGGTGGTGCTTACAACACTATAGTAGGTCACGGAGCAGGGAGTCAATTATCATCAGGTTATGGAAACTCATTCTTCGGCTATAATGCTGGTGCTTTTGGTAATCACGTCTATTCAGTAGCGATTGGTTATGGGGCGATGATGAATGCAGATAACACTGGCGACCACAATGTAGCAATAGGCTCATGGGCCATGCAGAATGGTTCATTATCGGGCGATTACAACATCGGATTAGGCTACAAGGCGGGCTATAACCTCGGTGGGGCGGCGCATAAGAATATCACCGTAGGGTATCAATCCGGCGACAATATCACTACCGGCGATTTCAATGTGATTATCGGTGGCGGCGATGCCGC